CTCCCTTGAGAAGGTAATGGGCAGAAAGAAATAATATGAAGAACTATTATGTGTCTGGGGATAATAATCTAATCTGCGATGTTTGTGGTAAGAAAATGAAAGCTTTTGAAGCCAAACAACGCTGGGATGGTTTTGTTGTTTGCTCAGACGACTATGAGCAAAGGCAACCGCTAGATTTTATTAGGGCTAGGCAAGACAAGATCTCTGTCTCGCTTACTAGACCGGAACCTACGGATACTTTCGTATCTGTTACTTATTTAGATACAAGCAATACTACTGTACCAACAGGTACAAATCACGGAGATTTATAATTATGAGCACTAGTGGTTCAACGAATTTTTCAATTACGAGAGACCAGTTGATCGCTGGTGCTCTTCGTCTTTGTGGTGTACTTGCTGAAGGCGAGTCTGCTACAACAGAGCAAGTCACTAATGCAAGTGAGGCTTTGAACATGCTAGTAAAGCGTTTTGAAGCGGATGGTATGCCTCTATGGGCCATCAAACAATCTACTATTGCAATGACTGCTGCGGTAAACTCTTACAATATTGGTCTTGGGCAAACAATTAATATCTCAAAACCACTTAAAATAATCCAAGCCTTTATTCGAGATTCAAGTAATAATGATACGCCTATGCGTGTAATTACTCGCCAAGAATATAATGTTCTCGGGAATAAGGCAAGCTCTGGCCGCCCAATCCAAATCTTCTATGAGCCCCTAGGAGACTATGGTGTACTCCATGTATTCCCAACNCCAAGNTCAACAGATGCCTCTGGTAATACCCTATACATTGTTTATCAGCGCCCCTTTGAAGACTTTGATGCAAGCACNGACAACCCAGACTTCCCCCAAGAATGGTACGAAGTTTTGAAGTACCAATTAGCAACTCGGCTGGCTGGGGAATATCAGATTGATTTGCAAATTCGACAGGCTCTTATAGGTGAAGCCGCCTCTCTGAAAGAGGCAGCGCTAAGTTTTGGAACCGAAGAGGGTAGTTTTTATTTCCAAGCAGATAACCGGAACTGGTAATAATTATGGCTACAAGAGTCCTTGAACAAAAAACTACACGATATATGTTTACTGGTGGACTTGAGGCCAGACAAACTACAACTACCAAAGACAAACGCTTTGTTAATCTATATGAAGAACAAGTAACTCGCGACGGCACTGACACAGTAATGGTTAAGCGTGCGGGGTTAGTCTCGCATGCAACCCTTACTGCGGGTGTGGGGCGTGGTCTTCAGTACTTTAATACTAGTTTATGGACTGTTGTTGGAAATAAATTATATCAGGACACAACAGAGGTTTTAACATTAAGTACATCAACGGGTACGGTTGGTTTTACAGAAGCCACACAAGGGGGCCTTAGCATACTCTTTTTCTGTGATGGGACTAATGCCTACTTCATTAATACTAGTAATGTAATTACACAAGTAACTACGACTTACTCAGCTTGGGCTGCTACTACTGCTTATGTACTTGCTGATCGTCGGCGACCAACTACTGTAAATAATCTATATTATGAGGTTACAACAGCGGGGACATCGGCTGCCACAGAACCCACCTGGCCCACCACTATTGGTACTACTGTTGCTGACGGAACGGTTGTTTGGACCTGCACGGGATACTATGGTGGTTTTCCTTCACCACACATCCCTACCCCAGTTTTCATTGATGGCTATGTAATGTTAGCTGGGTCCGGGACAGCCGATATTTATAATTGTTATCTTGAGAATGTAGACTCTTGGAATCCCGCAGACTTTGTTACTTCAGAAATGTTTCCTGATGATATTAAAGTCCTTGCTCGACAGAATAATCAAGTAGTTGCTTTTGGTGAATATGGTACTGAATTCTTCTATGATAATGGGGCAAACCAAGCAACGGGCACACCCCTTGTTCGCAACCAGAATACCTTCTTACAGATGGGTACTCCGGCTCCGTTTTGTATTGGTCAAGGGGAACAACATTGTTTCTTTATTGGGGTTAGTCTAACTGGTGGGCGGAGTGTTTGGAAACTAGATGGCTTTACACCAACAGCAATTGGTACTCCCGCCATAAACCGTGTTCTTACTGAAGAGGGCACTAACATTGTTAATAGTACTGGGTACCTTCTTCGTGTTTCTGGCCATTTCTTCTTTGTTATTAATTTAACTACTCGTACTCTTGTGTATGATATTGACCTAAACTTATGGCATGAATGGAATTCTACCCTACAAACTAGGTTTGATGCAACGGCATTGGCTGGCGGGCCCCTTGGCTCTTTGGCTTTAGGTCTTCCAGGTACTTCTACTAGTATTTTTAGTACCACGGCATTTGTTTGGCGGCATGCTGTTGATAAGGCACCAAGTGGTAAGATGTATCTATTGCATGAATCTACCGGCCAAATAGCTTACTTTGATCCTAATATATATACAGATATTTCCCAAATTATTCGTTGTGAAGTAAATACAGCAAGTCTTGATTTTGGTAATTATAACCGCAAGTTTTTGCAGCGTATTACTGTTCTTGGAGATCAGGCATCTAATATCATCTTTCTGAAATGGACAGATGATGATTACCAAACTTGGACTAAGTTGAAGTATTTGAGTATTGCTAATCGCCCCGTGTTTCATAGACTAGGATACTTTAGACGCAGGGCATTTAATATTTATTACACAGACAATTCCCCGTTACGTTTAGATGGTCTAGAGTTTGATTACTCTGAGGGGGCCCTCTAATTAAAGGTAAATATCTGCATTATGGGAGTGAAGAATGGAACACACAGCAGAAGTAAATAAATTAAAAGAATATCTGCGTACTTATATTGCTAAAGGAAAGAGCAAAGAAGCTATAATTAAGTTTGGTGATATAGCAGAAGCAGTATTAAATAAAAAAACAGATTACTCGGTATTCCAAGAGTTTGCAATTAAGCATAAGTTTGGTACAGTAGGCCCAACCCCAGATCAAGCACAACTGGCTATGGCCCTTATCTTGGGTAAGGTTGCTAAAACTATGGAGAACTAAGTGGGAACTACTACTACTACTACTACTACTTCCAGCAGACCCGCTAGGCCCTCCCGCCCTGCGCCTCGGCAAGAGTCAGAATTCATGGGGATGAATTCAGCGGCCTTTACGAATTTTAGCCGAATAGCTTCCATTGCAGCGGCAGTATTCGTCCCAGCATCTGCTCTTCCCTGGATTGCTGGAGTTCTTGGATATGGTAAGGCTAAGGCAAGTGGTGCCTCTGATGAGCAGGCTTTTATGTCCGCCGCTGGGAACGCATTCAGCGGCTGGGTTGGTGGGCAAGCTGGCGGTATAGTTAAGGACATTGCCGGTGGGGGGGCTTTTGGAGAAATTGCTGCTGCTGTTGCAAGTTCTGGAACCACTAGTGCAACTAATCAACTAATTAATCGTGGCGATATTAATGAAAAAGCCGTTAAGCAAGCAATGCTTGTTGGTGGTACTCGTTCTGGTGTTAATGAACTAACTAAACATATACCGGGTTTTAACGATTTACCCGTGGCGGTTCAAAAAGCCGTTAAAGCGGCAATGACTGCTGAATTAACCGGCGGGAGTGGAACTGACGCAGCCCTCAACTCGGCTATCAACTCGGCAGTGTCCGCTGGGTTAACCACAATACGCGATGAGTGGAAGAATGCGAATAAACCTACGAAGAAGGAGTATCAGGATAAACTCACCGCCGAGTATTTGGCTCGCGAGCAGGAGTTAGCGGATCAATACTCTGCTATGCCGAGAAAATGGGCTGATTGGAGTCTGACTGCTCCGGCGGAAGAGCAGCAACGGGCTGCTTGGCAAGCCGTGGATGCTGCTAGAAATTATGATAGGCATTGGCTGAATCCGAATGACCCCTTGGTTGCTGCGGCGATGGAGGCCGATGGTGTGGTAGCGCGGCTTAGGGGGGAACTTCAGGCAGAGGAACACCGCCTGCAGGATGCCGCATGGGATCTCGAGGCGCAAAATACCCGTGAATATATTGCACGACGAGATGCCTACATGCAAGAGCTTGATAATTCTGTAAACTGGAAAACCCCAACTGAAGAGGAAAATATAGCGGCGGATGAGGCCGCTTATCGTGATGAGGTTAGTACCGCAGAGGCGGGAAATGGGACTGGAAATGAATTTGACATGTCATATCCAGAGGAAGCCCCATATACAGGAGATCCTTATAGTGAGTGGGCTACCGAAGCACAAGA